GCAGATGCAATCAAACGCAAATCAAGATATAGTTAAAGGAGTTATTGTTTAGTCGTGGCAGTTTCAAACGTAGAACTAAGAGTTGGAGCTACACAAGCCATAACAGCATTAAAGAATGTTAATACTCAGGCACAAAAATTTAATCAAACTGTAAACGGAACAAACAGCAAACTAAAAGATGCTAATAAAGCTTTACCCATATTAGGAAAAGGTTTTTTTGGTGCTGGTGCTGGTGCTAAAGGTGCGGCTGTAGGGTTCAGAACTGCTGGGGCTGCACTGGCAACAGCTTTAGGACCACTTACTGCTGGACTTACTTTAATAGCTGCATTAACAAAAGCTTTTGGAAACTTAGCGGCTGCTGATTTTGCTAGTGCAAAAGTCAAGACTCTTGGAGTAGATGTTGATACTCTTAAACCAAAACTTTCAAGTTTATCAAATGAGCTTAGTGGTCAGGTATCATCTTTAGATTTATTATCAGCATCTTATGATGTAGCATCTGCTGGCTTTGGTGAGGTGGCAGAACTTTCAGATGTTTTAAAAGCATCACAGTTAGGTGCGACTGGTGGATTCTCTGAATTAGCTACTGTTGCTGATGCCACTACATCTGTTCTAAATGCTTATGGTTTAAGTTCAGATCAGGCGGCTAAATTAGTTGATGGATTTATACAGACACAGAATGATGGTAAAATTGTTGTGGATCAATACGCACAGCAAATAGGTCGTCTTGCACCTATAGCGGCTGGGGCTGGTGTAGGGATAGATGAACTCAACGCTGCAATATCTACTGTCACTGCAACTGGTGTTCCTGTTGAATCGACCTTTGCTGGACTACGACAAGTTATTGCATCAATACAAAAGCCAACCAGTGAGGCATCAAAAGCGGCTGAAAAATTAGGAATTGATTTTAGTGCAACAGCACTGAAAACAAAAGGTTTAGGAGGAGTGTTAGAAGAGTTAGTTGCGAAAGGTGGAGCTAGTGAAGAGACTCTTGCACAGTTCTTTGGTTCAGTCGAGGCAAGAACAGCAATATTACCTTTATTAAATGATCAGTTAGTATCTTTCAATCAAAATTTAGAAAATCAAGCAAAAGCTCAAGGCACTGCTGCGAAGGCTGCATTTGAAGCACAAAATACAATACAAGGACAACTGCAAAGATTAGGGGCAGCGTTTACAAATCTGACAACAGAAGGGTCTGAGTTTGGAATTGCAATAAGAGAAGTTATAAAAGTTACTGCTGTTACTGTTGAGGCTCTTAAAAGTGCTTTTGAGATTGGTATTCTTGCACCAATACGGTTGATAGTAGGATTTGTTAAACAGCTAGGCACTGTTATTGGTCAGGCTTTAGGCATAGAGGCTACAAATGTTTTATTTAATTTAGAACAAGGGTGGATAGGTATTAAAGAGGCAATCACAGATTTAGTAGGTAGAGCAGAGTTTATAGGCAAAGTTATTGGTCAAGTGGTAGCAGTATCAATAAGAAATGTCATTCAATTACAAAAGAAAATTATAGAAGGGTTTATAAAGGCCACAGAGCCTGTAGTCAAATTTTTTCAAGGAATACAAGAATCTGTAAGAAATGTGGCTGGTAATATAGTGAACTTTTTTAGAGAGGCTTTTCAAAAACTTATTGATATTATTCCAGAACCAATTAAAAAATTGCTTGGTGGCTTAGAACTTCCAAAGCTTAGTTTTGATCTAGCAATACCAGAATTTCCAAATCCATTTAAAGGTTTGAAAAAAAAATTAGGAGAGTTGAAAGAGGGTACTATTGAATTTTTTGAACTTGAACAGTTAATAACAGATGAAAATAATAAACAATTAGATGCAAAAAATAATATTGTAAAAACAAATGGAGATATTAAGACAAGTGTTGATGCAATAACACCAGCAGAAAAAAAAGCAAGAGAAGAGGCAGAAAAATTAAGAGAAACATTTAAAGGTATTGGTGCAAGTGTGAAGAATGATTTAGTAAATAATCTTACAGATGCTATTACAGAGGGAAAATCCTTTGGTGATGCCATGAAAAATGTTTTAGGTAATCTTAAAAAGCGATTAGTAAATCTTGCTTTAGATAGAGCTATAAGTGGCATAGGCAGTGCATTGATGGGAGGTAAAAAAGGTGGTAAAGGTATTTTTGGCGGCTTTTTATCTGGTCTATTTGGTAAAGAAAGAGGCGGTAGAGTTTCGGCTGGTGGTGCTTTTGTCGTTGGTGAAAGAGGGCCAGAAATTTTGCAGATGGGTTCTAAGGGCGGGACTGTAATTCCAAATAGTCAAATAGGTGGAGGAGGTGATTCTGTTGTTAACAATATTTCAGTAAGCGTTGACGCATCAGGATCAACAGTTAGTGGCTCATCTTCTAGAGGTAATGAATTAGGACAACAGATAGCGGCAGCGATACAATTAGAACTAATCAAGCAAAAACGTGCTGGAGGATTATTAGCATAATGGCTACTTTCCCAAGTATTACTCCACAATATTCAACACAAGAATCTGTTGTACAGGACAGTTTGCGAATAAAATTAGGTGATGGTTATGAACAAAGATTTGTTTCTGGATTGCCAGCAAATAGAAGATTAATTAATTTAAATTTAACTTTTAATATTTCAACCACAGACGCTGACACAATAGATACTTTTTTAGACGCAAGATTTGACGATCAAGCAAACTTTGATTTTACCCCACCGCATCACTCTTCAGCATTAAAATTTATATGCACAAGACGAAGTAGAACTGCAATCTTGAGTAATAGAGTTACTATGAATTTAACTTTTGAACAAGTTGCAGAACCATAATGGCAATACCAGTATCTGAATTACAAAAATTAAATCCAAGTGCAAGGATAGAACTTTTTGTTATGGAATTAGTAGAGGGCTTGCATTATGCCACAGGTAATCCATCAAATGTACCTACAGTTTACAGATTTCATTCGGGTACAAATATGAATACAAATGCAAATATTATTTGGCAGGGAAATACATATCAACGGTTTCCGATTATTTTTGAGGGTGCTGAATTTACTGGAAAAGGTCAAGTACCTAGACCAATTTTGACTGTTGCAAATTTAGGAGGGATTAGCAGAAGTGGGTCAGTTATTACTGTTACTGATTTAATGATAATTGTAAATTTAACAACACCTCATAATGATTTAGTAGATGCAAAAATAACACGCATAACAACCCTTGCTAGTGAACTTGACGCTGCAAACTTTCCTAGTAATAACAACCCATTTGGTACGCCATCATCAAATGAATTACCGCAAGAAATATTTTTTATTGATAGAAAAACAAACGAATCCAGAGAAGTTGTACAGTTTGAGCTTGTAGGAGCATTAGATCAAGCAAACGTAAAGCTACCCAAAAGACAAGTGACAAGAAATGAATTTGCAGGGGTAGGTACATTTATAAATAGATGATGGATTATTCTTGGAAAAAAGACGCAATTCAACACGCACAGCAATGTGACCCAGAGGAATCATGCGGACTTATTGGAATAAAAAATAATCAAGAAAAGTATTATCCTTGTAAAAATATATCGAATGAACATAAGGTTGAATCTTTCGTTATTGATCCTTTAGATTATGCAGAGGTTGAAGATACAGTAGATGAAATTGTTGGTATTGTTCATAGTCACCCTCAAGACATTTTAGAGTTTTCTGAATCTGATAAATATAGCTGTAAATCAATAGATTTAATTTTTTATCTTGTTTCGCCAAAATCAGATAAAATAGCAGTAATAAAACCTGATGAAATAGATGCTTAAAAAAATTAAAGTTTACGGCACTTTAAGAAAATTTCTAGGTCAGGCTGAATTTGAAGTTGATCTTAATACACCTAGAGAAGCTATCAGTTTTTTAGCGTGTAATTTTGAAGGCGTTAAGGAACACATGGCAGAACAGTTTTATACAATACAGGTTGGGGAAAGAAAAATAACAGAAGATTTACTTAATTTTCAAACACAAGATGATATAAAAATAATACCTATAGTTCATGGTAATTTCTTTCCAATTTTGCTTGGTGGTGTATTAACTGCATTAGGTAGTGGCTCAACTATTTTGGGCCTCACATTAGGTTCTATGGTTGCTCCGATTGCTCTTTCTATAGGAACATCAATGCTTATTGATGGTGTAACCTCTATGCTTTCACCACCACAAAATAACTTGTCACCAACAGGACAAGATAGTTTAGACCCAGCAGCTTTGGCAAGTAACTACTCATTTACAGGGCTGACAAATATTTCGAGGGCTGGTGTTCCAGTAAATTTAGTTTATGGAGAAATTTTAGTCGGTTCTATTGTTGTTTCAAATGGTGTTGATACTGTACAGGTAGAGGGTAACAATTAATGGCTATACAAGAATTTGACCAGACTACGGTATTTAACAACCCTGATCTTCCTAGTGGTGCATTATCTTCAAAGCAATTTAATACTATCGTTGAATTGCTAGGCGAAGGCGAGATAGAAGGGTCTGCAACCGCATCTAAAGCTGGCATAACAGATAAGACCTCAACTGCATACTTTAACGCTTTTAAAAAGGATATATTTTTAAATGGAACACAAGTTTTACAGGAAGCTGCAAGCAACACCGCACCACAAGATAGTGATTTTAATTTTAAAGATTTAGGTTTTGATTTTAGATTAGGAACAACAAATCAAACATTTATTGAAGGTATTTCAAATATTGAGACAGAAACTGTAATTGGTACAACTGTTACCACTTCAATTCCTGTAACTCATACTGTGACTCAATCAAATATTAACGCTGTCAGAGTTACATTAAGATTTCCGTCAATGCAAAAGTTTGAAGATAATGGAGATATAAATGGAGTATCAGTAAATCTATTAATAAAAACTATTGAAAATGATGGCACAACAACAACTGTTATAAATGACACTGTAGAAGGAAGGTCTACAAACGCATATTTTAGAGATTATCTTATAAAATTTAGCTCAACAACTTCTTTTCCTGTTGCAGTTAGAGTTGAAAGGGTTACGGCAGATAGTTCAGATACGAAACTTGTTAATGCTTTTCAATTTAACCAAGCAACCAATATTATTTTTGAACAAAATGCTTATCCAAACACTGCTCATGTTGCACTAAGATTTAATGCTGAACAGTTCCCAAGAATCCCCAAAAGAGTGTTCCGTATTAGGGGCCGCAAGATCAAGATACCGCATAACGCAACTGTTGACTTGCAGACAGGTGCAATTTCATACGCTGGTACTTTCAATGGGACATTTAAAACAGATAAAGAGTGGACAACTGACCCAGCTTGGATTCTTTATGACTTACTTATAGATACAAGGGCTGGTTGTGGTATCCCAGAATCAAACCTAGATAAATTTAGTTTTAAAACAGTTAGTGAATACTGTGGAGCTTCAGTTGATGCTGGTAATGGTGATGGGTCTACAGAGCCAAGATTTAGCTGCAACGTGAATATTACGCAGCAACGAGAGGCATATACATTAATAAATTCTCTTTGTTCTGTAATGAGAGTAATGCCTTTTTATTCTGCTGGTGGCATTGCCATATCTCAAGATGCTCCAAAATCGGCTTCATATATTTTTACAAATGCAAACGTAACTGAAGCTGGTTTTTTATATGCTGGATCAAGTTTAAAAACAAGACATACAGTAATAAATGTTAGTTATTTCGATATGGTTACTCAGGAAGTTGATATTGAAACTGTTGAGGCTGATGCTGCGACTCAAACAAAATACGGTGTTGTCGTTAAAAATATAAAAGCTTTTGCCACAACTAGCCGAAATCAGGCAAGAAGATTAGGAAGATGGTTTTTATACAATGAGCAAAATTCTGGTGAAACTTGTTCTTTTACAACAACTATGGCTGCTGGTGTACTTGTACGTTGCGGTGATGTTATAGAAATATCTGACAGACTAAAAGCTGGTGTAAGGCGTGGCGGTTTATTAAAAAGCGTTACTAATACAACAACAGTAGTTTTAGATGATTCAGCCAATACAGATATCCCTAGTCTTGGGTCAAGTCCAACTATTTCTGTAATCTTACCTGACGGCTCACTTGAGCAAAAAACAATCAGTAATATTTCTGGGACAACAATAACTGTCTCTTCTGCCTTTAGTGCCGCACCAAATCAACACGCACCATTTATTTTAGAAACTTCAGCACTTCAAACAACTACTTGGAGAGTTATCAGCGTTAAAGAAAATGAAGATAAGACTTTTGCCATAACAGCTTTGTCTCACGATTCTGGAAAATATGCTTTTGTAGAAGATGGCACAGCTTTACCTACAAGAACTATAACAACGCTTACTGAGGTAAAAGACCCACCAGAGGGTTTAAGTGCATCAGAACAAATTGTAATCATTAATGGTACTGCTGTTCCAAAAATAATCCTTGATTGGATACCGCAAGCTGGTGTATCAAAATATCAAGTCCAGTACAGAGCCAACAATGGTGATTTTAAAACTATAGAAAGTCCATCAAGTAATGCTGAAATATTTAACACTGATGTTGGTACTTATGAATTTAGAGTATTTAGTTTCAATGCTCTTGGTCAACCATCAAGAACTCCAGCAGAACTTACTTTTGAAGCTGTTGGTAAAACTGCCCCACCAGCAAACATCACAGGACTTACCTATGAACCTTTGACAGATAAACTTGCAAGGCTTAGATGGACACCTCCAACGGAGGCAGATGTGGTCGCAGGGGGAAAAATATTTATACGCCACACACCAGATACCACAGGAAATGGTACTTTTGCAAATGCAACTGACCTTGTAACTGCTGTTGCTGGTAACACAAGTTCTGTTGAAATACCAATTTTAGCTGGTGAAGTAATCTTGCGATCCCAAGATGATGGTGGTCGTTTTAGCACTGGAGAAACATCTGTAATTATTGACCCACCTGACCCATTGCCAGCTTTAATAGCACAAACTAGAAGAGAAGATAACGACAGCCCAAAATTTCAAGGAACGAAAGTCAGCACAGCTTTTGATAGTGCTTCAAATTCATTGACTTTAGCTGGTGTTGGTTTATTTGATACTATTACTGATTTTGACAATGAAACAAGTATTGACTTTGTTGGTGGCGTTGCTCCTTCTGGAACTTATGAATTTGGTGGTAGTGCTGGGGGTACGAGTTTAGATTTAGGAGGTGTATTTGCTTTAGACCTAAAAAGGCATATGAAATCTCAAGCTATATTTCCAAATGATTTACTTGATAGTAGAGGTTTAATAGATAGTTTACAAGACTTTGATGGTACAGACAGCGTGGATGTTAATGCAATCCTAGAAGTCAATGTTACACAAGATGACCCTAGTTCTGGCTCTGCCACCTATGCTGGATTTCAAACTTTTGCTAATGGAACATATAAAGGAAGAGGATTTAAGTTTAGAACTACTTTGACTTCAAATGATTCAGCCCAAACAATACAAGTCACAGAATTAGGATATACAGCGAGTTTACAAAGAAGAACAGAATCAGGAACAAGGACATCAAGCGGTTTAACTACTGTATCTTTTGATAATCCTTTTTTTGTTGGTACAAGTTCTCTTTTAGGTGCAAACACGCAGCTTCCATCAATAGGAATAACGGCTAGTGATCTACAGGCAGGGGATTTCTTCACGCTGTCTGATATTACAGCCTCATCATTCAAAGTACAATTTAAAAACAGTTCTGGAGCTTCAGTAAATAGAAATTTTAATTTTACTGCTGTTGGGTTTGGTAAAGGAGGATAAAACGGATATACTGAAAGCAATTACTCTTTTTTAAATGGCAAGAGTCGATAATACTGGTGGTTCTGGTTTCACCGTTGATAATGGAACTGGTCTTGTTGTAAGAACAAAATTAAATCAAATAATAGCTGCATTAAGCACTACCAATCAAGGTTCAGGTGATCCGTCAATCGGTGTTGCAGCTTATGTACAACATATTGATGGTAATACTTTAAAAATTAGGAACGCCGCCAATAATGCTTTTGTCAGTTTGGGTGATGTAAGTCAAACAAACTTTGGTCATGCTTCTTTATCTTCAGAAAATACATTTACAGCAAGAGCAACTTTTAATGTTACTTCTTCAATAACTTTGCCCTCTGGTACAACGGCTCAGAGAGACGGCAGCCCAGCAGTGGGTATGATACGCCATAATAGCCAGACAAATACCTTTGAAGGCTACAATAATGGTGCTTGGGGTTCATTAAGTGGGGCAAGTGGTATATCAAACGTAGTTGATGACACATCACCGCAGTTAGGTGGTAACTTAGATGTTCAAGCAAATGAAATAAATACTTCCACTACAAACGGAAATATAAAAGTAACGCCAAACGGTACAGGATTATTTGAAATAAAAGGAAATACAAATGATGGTACTTTACAGCTTAACTGTAATGCAAATAGTCATGGTGTAAAAATTAAATCCCCAGCCCATAGTGCTGGTCAATCATATACATTGATTTTGCCTGACAATCAAATTGCTGCTGATAAAGTTTTAAAAGTAAAAAGTATTTCTGGAAGTGGTGCAACAGCAGTAGGTCAGCTTGAATATGCAGACGCTGGTGGAGGCGGAGGAACCGGTGGAGGCGGTGAACAAATTTTCTTTGAATCTGAAAACGAAATGAACACAAGTTATACAATTTCATCAAATCATAACGCTTTAGTCGCTGGCCCTCTCACTATTGCTTCTGGTGCTACACTAACAATAAATAGTCCTTCAGTTGTTACGATTCCATAATGGCTTTAGTTTTAAACGGATCAAACGATACAATAACTGGATTGCAGATTAACTCAGCAAACATTGTTGATGGTTCGATTACTACTGCTGATTGTGCAACTGGAACTTTAAAAATTCTTCAAAAGGTTCATCAACAAAGCACTACCTCTCAGACTACAAGTGGTTCTACTAAATTAGATGTTTTAACTTTATCTATTACCCCTGCAAGCTCAAGTAATCAAATTTTATTATTAGCCCAATTAAGTGCATATATGATTCCAACAAGTAATGCTACAAGTGGTGTTTATATATATAGAGGGGGTTCTGCGGGTTCTGGAACTAATGTAAGTCATAGTATTTTTTGGGATAACGATTCAAATGGTACTTATGCTAATCATGGTTTGGCAATTATAGATACACCAAATACCACATCTGCTACAACTTATCATCTTACTTTGGCGAGACAATCTGGTAATACAAATACAGTTAGTACAGACGGCTATCACTATTCACTTATAGCTTTGGAGGTGGCAGCATGATATATAACAAACATAAAGCATTATCAACCTTAAAACCCTCTACTGATTGGAGTTGGAAAGGTTTTGAATACTCTGACTTATCTTGGACAGATAGTTCTACAAAACCAACTGAATCTGAAATAGATGCAGAGCTTACAAGATTAACTAACGCAGAACCCATGAGGTTATTAAGGGTTGAAAGAGATAGACTATTAACAGCTTGTGATTGGAGAGCAAGCTCTGATTTAACTCTATCAACAGCATGGAAAACATATCGTCAAAGTTTGCGTGATTTACCAGCTAGTAGCACCCCAACTCTTGATTCTGATGGTAATTTAGATATGAGTTCTGTTACCTTTCCTACTGAACCAAGTTAATTATGACAGCAAAGATTAAATTAAACGCAGCATCAGGTGGTGGGTCTTTCAGCTTACAAGCACCTTCATCTTCCGCTAATACAAGGGTAATGACGTTACCTGATACAGCAGATGGAACGATATTAACTACAACAAATCCAAAAGCAGGTAATATTATTCAAGTCGTGCAAACACTTAAAACTGACGCATTTACTACGACCAGTTCTTCTTTAGTAGATGTTACTGGAATGAGTGCAGCAATTACCCCTACATCCTCTTCTAGTAAAATTTTAGTTCAAGTTCATATTGGTATATCAGGAGGTGATCAGTATTCTTACGCACATTATGTTTTATTAAGAGGTTCAACACAAATAGGACTTGGAACAGGTGCAACAGGAAGTAATCAAACAAACATAAGTTTTGCTACAAACTGGAATACTCCTAACGAATATATGGGATATGCTGCTAGTTTTCAATTTTTAGATTCACCAAGCACCACTTCTGCAACTACTTATAAACTTCAAGTAAAATCTGGCTATGCTAGTAAAGCACTTTATGTTAATAGGGTTCATGCCTCTTATGATGAAACATATAATGCTAAAACTGCATCAACATTTACAGTTATGGAGGTAGCAGCATAATGTCTCTAGATCACGAAGCTATTTACAAAGCATATCCATCTATAACAACTATTGATGACTCTTTTGTTAATTATGGTTTAGATAAAGATGGAAATAAAATATCATTTACTCAATCCAATGTTGATGCTGCAAGAGTTGAACTAGATAAACTTAAATATAAATTTATAAGACAACCTTTATATCCATCTTTGGGAGATTTTGCAGATGCTATGTACTGGAATAGTAAGGGAGATTCTAGTAAACTAGAAGCATATTACGCTGCCTGTGAAAAGGTAAAAACTGACAACCCAAAACCTAGTTAATTATGTCAGAGATCAAGGTAAATTCGATAAAAGGGGTAGGAGCCAGTAGTGCTGCTATTACTGTCAACAATACTGATGGAACGTGTACTGCCAATATTACTAATAACTTAAGTAATCGTAATTTAATAATTAACGGAGCCATGCAAGTGGCTCAACGTGGTACGTCATCAACATCTGATGGCTACCAAACTGTTGATAGATTTAAGTTAAGAGCACAAAATACAGATCAATGGGCTTTTACTCAAACCCATGAAGATGTAGCAGTTAATGAAGCACCCTTTTACACTGATGGCTTTAGAAAATATTATGATATTCAAACTACAACAATAGAAACAAGTTTAGATGCAGATGAATATGTAGATATTTTTCAAAGAATTGAAGCAAATAATACTGTGCATTTAGGTTATGGTCAATCTGGTGGAACTGCAAAAACTTTAACACTTTCATTTTGGGTTAGAGCCTATCAAACTGGTACATATGGGTTTTATCTTTATTTATATGGAGGTAAAATGCAAACTAAAGCTTATACAATAAATGCTTCAAATACTTGGGAAAAGAAAACTATTAAAATAGAACCTGATGGAGCAGATGCTCAGTTGCCTAGTACTGCTTATAGTTTGCAATGTGGTTGGTTATTAGGTGCTGGAAGTAATTACACAAGTGGCTCAAATTCTACTTCTTATATTGCTTATGCCAATGCAAATTTTGCAGCAGGGCAAACTGGACAGATAACTGCAAGTACAAATAATTACTTTCACCTTACAGGGGTCCAATTAGAAGTAAATAGCACAGGTGTGGCAAGGGATTATGAGCATAAAAGCTTTGCTCAAGAGCTTCAACTTTGCAATCGCTATTATTAT